GGTTGCACTTTCGCAGTTTTGTCAGACACATCCGTTGCCACAATTCGATGTTTACCTAGCACAAAAGACACACTTTCAGCGTTAAAGAAACGTTTGTATTTGTCGCTAACACACCCGACTAAATCGTCCCCATAACAAACCAAAAACACGTTCTCGGTAAATTCCTTCCATATATCTAAAACTTCCGGAAAATGTTCCTCCATTATAAGAAGCCAGGCCATCATCACATACAATTGATTAACAATCGTGTTGATAATGGTCGTAATTGCAGCACCTGAAGGACTTCCGCAGAACTGACGATAAACAGTGCCACTAGCTATATGCATACTCTGCACACACTCTTGCAGTAAGGTTTCTACTTCTACAGGATCAATCCCTTCAACGTATGTAGTTACCCATTCTACGATGATGCTAGCTGCGGCTTTGCCTATCGGGCCATTAAAAGCAGGTCCGAAATTCGTATAATCGAGTTGGAAGATGTTCTCAGCTCCGTACTGGCACAATTGATCAAATAAACTTGTCCACTCAGTACCCTTAGGATTCATTCCAACAGCTGACATCACTTTCATCCGAGCGCCCATCATGGCGGCGCAAAAATGCAGCAAATTCTGACGCATTGCAATAGTGAAGTCAAGAGGGCTAGAGCAAAAAATGCGTGTTCCTCCTTCGCTCTCAGCTTTCTGAATTGTTCGCCGCTCGTCCTTAAGTGTATCTACGAAGATGGTAGCTGGTACTACTCCTTCGCTACGCAATCGGCGCTTTCGTTCAATCTCTTCCAAAACTTCCGGACGAACATAACAGTCAATCATCATTAAATTTTCGTCCCGCGTCGGTTCTAACCAATATTCTTTTGTCGTACCATGTCCCATTTGTGACCATGGATACCCAGCACTCGTGTTAATTTTAACCGGTTCATAGTATTTTACTCCCGGAAAACCCACAACAGCCTGCTGAGGGCTTAAACGTTTGGGTTCAACTAACAGAGGTTTCATCCCCGAATAGAAAGCATGCCAAAGACCGTTTCTAACTCTCAAAACTTTCGAACTAGGAAAATCTACGCTACGCTTCCCATGTTTGGCAACGCCATAATATAATGGTGTTCGTGGGTGTTTATAGCCAAACTCGTTCTTATGCAAATAAGCGGGCCGTGTCCCGGGAACTAAACCCCCAACATTCTGAATGGCTGATGGCCGAATCTTTGTCTTCTGCGGAATATGTGGTCTCTTATTTTGTGGAACCTCCCCCAAATAATCCAAAGCTACATTCAAATCGTCCACAATAAACGCATCTTCGCTAATTGGTAGCAAATCAGGTTCCTCGCACTGGACAACTACTGGATTGGGAAGAAAACTTTCCAAAAGATCTCGCGTAAGAATCGTGCCGTAACCATCTCCCGACGCATTTCCAGCAGTGTGCATGGCCATAATTGGTCGAGTGTTGTATGGATCTAACAATAAACTACCACAAGCCCCTTTCTCGGAATACGAATAGACAATGACGTCACGATTTTCAACCTTGTGCCCATCATCATCCTCCACGTCTAAGATCGGTCGATAATTTGTCACATCAACGGTGGCAACCTTGACAAAACTCCTCACGCTAGTTGGGCCCGCGACGATGACACCTTCTGCTCTAATTGGTCCTTCAAGGTCCTTATCATTCCAAAATAGACCCCGAATATCTTTGAACAATGGGTATGACGCTGGCAACACAAAATATGCTAAATCCGTGCCTGGATGCTCTTTAAAATCATTCTCATCAAAAGTATATGTCTGCCGTAAATGATTACTTCCACTCACAAAGAAAGCCACCGGTTCAAGGGTGAAAGTCATTCCTTGCTTAGCATTACTACGCAATTGCCGCAAGTAGTGTTTAGGCAAAATAGCAACGTGACCAAAAATACCTTGAATAATCATTGATCGCCCAGGTACGTCATCTAATAAAGTGCGCAACAAGACCTGATTTCGAACTATTTTTGTCGTTGATTGATTAATAAATAATTCATTTTGTGTTTGAGGCTTTTCAGTACGCACGATATTAATTCGTCGTCCAACATGTTTATAGTGTCGCGTCGAATCCGAAACTGATTGCGTAGTCGCTAAAAGAGAACGATCCGGAAGCATCTTCCACATTGCACCCAAAGCTGCCAAAGCAGCGGCAGCAAGGCCTGCAAAAGTAAAAATTTTCTTATACTTGCCTGCAAACTCCCTAATAGACTCCCACCATTTCCACTGCTTCAAATTAGGAGCTGGGATCGCGTTTTTGACCCAATCTGGCACCAAAATTTCTGGTATGGCCGAAATAACAAGCTCTGTAGTACATTTTCTACTATAGAAGTCTGCTAAATAGCGTTCTATTTTGTCCTCATTGTTGTGCACATAACTTCCAAGGAAATCAGTGAAGAAACCATAATCTTTAAAATGACAATCTGGATCCGAACAGGGTTGGAGTGGAACTTTCAATGGTGGACCCCCTCCTCCATAGATAGTAAAAAACCCATTAATGTACTGGGCAAATTCACATAAGCCTGCCAAGACGCCGTGTTGACAAGGCCCAACTGTTTCGCACTCCGTAGAAATAAATTTACGTATATCTTTTTCGGTTGGTGTCAAAGAAAAATATTTCATTTTCCAGCGCATGTCTCCCTCAAGCTGTACGCGCGGCTGCTTATCAGCGTCATAATAAAACTCCCCGGTCTCATGTTGTAACTCAACATTGCTAACGTCTTCAATTCTTGCTCCAAGATATTCTTCCGATGACGGCCGATTCGTTACACTCGCTGAGCGACGACGCCTCAACAAACGATACGTAGGAATTTCCTTTGGTACCGTTTGTTCTGAACTTGGAGGTTCAACAATCGGAAAATTATCTACCAGAGTTCCAGATCCTGAGGGTGGTTCTATCGGTTCTGAGACTGGGTCAACCCTTTTAAAAATCCCAACTAATGGCTTAGCTGCGGGTGGTCGCTTATCAACATTATAATAAGCGGGTTCACCTTTACTCGGCAAAATCGAGAACATTAAATGAGTGGCCATATATGTACACGCAGCGTTCTTATATCCTGGACCAAGTAAAGTCAAAAACATCGACATACGAGTCATTGCTGCAAAAGTTCTCAATTGTGGTTGTTCCCACATAGACGCTAGAGAAGCCACTCCATTGTGAGTATTAGCAGCTATACGGCAAGCTGTTTGTGCTAAATAAACAAGAAAACCCTTTCCATGTGGAGTCATAACTCCTTTCAAATCACTTTGGCAATGCAAACAATGACCATCACGTAATTGGACACATTCAGTACAAAACCAATGTCGTTCTCCCACTCCATCACCAACACACTGCATCGGGCATTGACGTCGCAAATGACAGGCGCTACAATCTCGTATTGGATGCCAAGGATGTTTTCTATTCCATAACCAGTCGGATAGCGTGCGCAAATGTTTTGCTACGAGACTAAGTGCAGTACCACTCGTGAGAGTTGCAAGAGAAATACCAGCTAAAACACCGAGTATGCCGTACGCTTGTGGTCGCGTAGCATCATCAACTATCTCGATATCGTCATCCTTAAGAGTTTTTAAAATTTCCATTGTTTCGTTGACTGCTCGCTGGATATTATCACTAGGTAATTCTCCCTTATCATTCGCTTCAAACAATGTATTCAAATCCCAAAAAGCTATGTAGGGATCAACAATTTCATCAGACGAATAGCTACCCAAAACTTGATTAATTTGCTTCTTCATTCTCATTTTAAGTGTTTGCATCTTACTCGTATGATAGACCGCAAATCTACGCTTAGCTTCCACTAAAAATTCGTCCCAAAAGTAAGAGACGTCTTCATATCCAGCTCTTTGGTCAGCAGGATTTTTATGAAAGGTAAATTTCAAATGTGGGTAGTTGGTGTACTGCGAGCTATCAGCTGTTACTAAAGTTCGCTTATCAAAGTTTGGATCTCGTAACTCAACCTTCACCAAATGATCGCGTCTTCTATTCACTGCTTCTACATCTGAACACACATTTGCTAAATGGGTTGTGAAAGCTTCATTAGTGTTAAGAACCAACATCATCGGGGTACCACGAGTTCCCTTGTCTGACAAGTTAGCCATATTAGCAATAAACTCGGCTGGCGTCTTAAGCTGGTAAATTTCTTTTACTTGCTCAGATAGTTGCTCTGACCCGGTCATATTACCGAAATCATCATATAAAATAACAGGTTGATTCCTATAACCGTCCCAAAAAGTGACGCCAGGTGGTCTCGTGTAAATCATGTCAGTACCCTCCAAATTATAGCCAACATGATGAAGTAACTCTGAACATAAATCGTTGGTTAAATGAGACTTTCCAATACCAGGTTCCCCAGCTAAAGCAACACAAAAAGGTTCAAACCTAACTGGAGAGCTTGTTAAGTCAATGTGATGCTCATTAGCAAAGTCTATAACTTGGCGACACGCTTGGGCTAATCCCCGCGTGCAGGTATTAGGCTCGCTCTGTAACAATGCCCGTTGGAACATATGAGCCTGAATAACTAAAGCCCACACTTTTTGACGATAACGAAGGTCCATGATCATTTTGGTGTTAACTTCCATAGTATATCGTTGAGCGTCACGAACAAATTTGTCGACTTCATCACTATTGTCGCATAGTTTTCGCAACGCACGAGCAGAAGGATCAAAGTATGAAATGCAATCTTTTATAATTTCCTGAGTGCATTCGAACATTTTCTCTACCAAGCGGGTCACCCCATTAATGTACGTGATTCCCGAAGAACTTGTCAAGGACTTAATGCAACCGTCGAAGTAACCATCATATTTCTCTGGAGTGTTGACCTTTGCGCCTAGTAATGTGCCAAGAAGCGCAACTAAGATACTTCCTAAGCCCACCATTTTAGTATCCGATTGTACAATAGGAGTATCTCCTACATGGTACTCAAACCACTTCGATAAACTATGAGCATACGAAATTATTGTATCATTAGTTGCGCCTGCAACTGTGGTTACAGCGCGTAAAACACCAACAGCCAACGCATACCACGATTTACTCACAACGGCCACCGAAATATCTAAAACCAAATCCTTAATTATAGTAAGTATAGCTTGGCTCGCATTCGTAAATAAAGCCGTAGTACTAAAAACACTCGCTAATTGACTTTGTGTGTACGTGATTAACTGCTGCGCGTTCTCTGATAAAGATTTAATATGATCACTCGTTTTAGAGGTTAAATCTTCAATCTTTCCCCCAATAGAAGCTACATTATTGTCAACTTTCGTAATTAAGTCGTTTGCATTCTTCGTAATAGCTTTCATGCTCTCAGCAGTATCCGCAACAGTGCGCAAAGTAAACTGTGTTTGTTCAGTCAAAAGAGGAAGATCCTTCGCAGCCTTGCCAATGCATTTCAACTTATCCATCTGACAGTATGGCTTCTTTAAGTCTTCACTTTGAGGGGCAATTTTATCTTCATCTAGATCTCGTACTTGTGAATACTGAATGCATGGCGGAATCCCGTAAAAATTACTGAATTCGAAATCATCACCAGCAGCCCACCAGATTGTGACTCTTCGATCAGTTTGAACAGAAGATAGGACTACGTGACCAACATTATGATCGATTTTATCGCGCGGCAAAGTAGTTGTACCGAAAATTCCCAAGTTAGTAAGACACCAATTGTTTTCGGTATCGAATGGCACCTCAACGGTCAACATTGGATTGATAGATGGTATTATCATCTGTGTACTCAACCCGCTACCATAAACTGGTGCAAAATTCAAGACGCTATTGTTTATATAGTCACCATGTAAATGGACACCAGTATGTGGCAAATGGGTCACATAAACAGGATCAGCATTAGAATCATGAACTAAGAAAGTATATCGAATTGTTCCTCTCCAAAACCGAAACAAAGAACATAATGAAGCTTGCGGAGTTGTGGCCAGGCCAGGTGGAAACCCGTCTGATAGACGTAATTCCGTTGAAGAAAATTTTGGCGTTGCAAAATAATCTAAGGAAGTAATTGGGAAAATGTGGCCCAAATACCCTTCCTTATTTGGCCATGTAGCTTTTATTAAACGACCCTCTGCAATCAAAACTGGTCTTCGCATAATATCTTTAATATTCGTTTGGTCCTCAGAACTCTGAAACATTCGTGCTGAAACACCCCCTCGAAAATCGTACGTTGGATCGTGTGAATCACTTTCCATTTGTGTTTTTGGCGTATAATCTGCGACCCGAATATACCCTACAAAATTGTCTTCTTCCCAATTCTCTGAATTGATTACGATGAAAGCTTGGTAGAATTCAACCTTAGGATATTTCTCATAATATTGCTGGTCGCGTAAAAGTGCTGTGTTGCCTGTGTAAGGAAACGAGTGCTCACGCCCTCGAGACCTACTCCCAGTAATGATCATTGTACCTTTCTTTGGCAAAGTACGATCATACAAGTAATTAAATGGATGCAACTGTTTCGCACTCTCAGGTACATCGTGAGTCTCCAATTCATTAGTCTGTGTATTTATAGATAAACTCTCAGTGTCATCGACATGTCTACGATTCAACTTCTTAGGAGCTTCTGGTGTAACTTCATTTGTAGTATTCGTTGGAGCCGTATTACGAGGTGCATTAACTGGATTAGCTATAGGGGCAGCAGCATTGCCGGCACCTAAGTTAACTGCTAGTTCTTTCCAAGTCACTTGCGAACTTTTACTAGTAACGTTAACATTTAAGGCAGTATCAGCTACACGATAAGTTGTGTTTGGTGGAAAACTTGTAACAGCGCTATTTCCATTAGCTACCATTGTCATTTGACATAAGCTATGCACTTGAAAACTAGGCCCACCTCGCATAAAAACGAGAACTTCTATTTTCTGAGAAGTCGTCATTGGTGGTCGTAATTCGTTAGTAACGTATATTCGAATATTTCCAGAAGGAGTGTACCGACACCCAATTGGAACATGGTCCCGGTCAACATCCTTCACACTTGCTACAGCAGGGTCGTATGGACACATGTTGGAGCGCCTCCAAACAGTGTCGTAGATATATGGTATTGTAAAAGTAACACTTTTCTGTTCACCAAGATGAAAAGTCTTGGTGTAAGAGTTTAGTGAACTCTTCCAATTAGTGGCATTCGAATCGGGAGACCGACCAAACTCAGCACAAATCATAACAGCTCCTGTGTGAAAAGCATTAGAAATAAAATCTAAGCGCATTTCAATCGTTCCTGACCAGAAGTTATACATGTTACATACCCACTCCAACGGGGTTGGGGTTCCACTATAAGCTGCATCTCGCACTTTAAGAGTTGGATCTATAGGTGCCTCATACAACAAAGTATCTGGTCCCTGGCTAGCTGACCACTCGAAAACATCGCAACAACCCCAAATACGAGCGATGTCTAAAGTCGTCTTCGGTTCTCCATTCGCTGTTCCAATTGAAGTTGTCATAGCGCTTGGCGTAAGACGCAGCGGTACACTAACAGTTGGCCCTTTTCCCCAGCAAAAACCTGCACTCGGACTAGGCACAATTGTAGTTGTAGTATAGTCACTCGGTTTATCATAATTCTTTCCTATTGTGTCGTGTATAATTTCAATTCCACGCAGCACCTGTTTAAGACCTGGAGGAGCAATTGTAGTAATTACATTACGTATGCTATCCATTTGAACTTCAACCTTATACGACATACCGTAAAACTTAGCGCGCTTAAGACGAATGAAAGGTCTTATGTTAACCTCATTAGGAGCCCCATCACCAGATCGTAATGGTGAAAGCACGTGCAGCGTAACTAAAGTATTGTATCCGGTCCTTATAGTCCGAGTCGTCCCCTTGACAGTCACATTGCGCATTAAAGCACGATGAAATGTGAATGGAACATTCAACACGCCTTCAGCATTCGCAGCTAAGTCTAATAGAACATGCGGACGTGTCAAAGCAGAAGTCGGTGAATTATGAATAAGTTCAAAACCGTAACAGTCCGAACGATAAGCTGCCACTAAACGTCCACAATGAAATTTGTTAGCATTCACAACAAATTTAAACTCAAATTCAATTTCAGAGTATGCATAAGTCGTAAACGGAGCTAACAGAACTGCATCACGAAAGTGCGTATACAGAAATTCTGGAAGCTTGTATTGTGCTGCTATTGTGCCAAAACCATGAGTAGTTTTGATAGTAACGTGCTCTAACGCTACCCATCTATCTACTAAACTATCAAATTCCGCGTGCGGTTCTGAAGAAGAAAAAGCTCCAAACAATGGTGGTTGCATATCAATAGATTCTTCTTGACCGGCATCTCGAGTCATAATAGTATTATTGGCTTTGTCTGATTCTTGAATTTCCTTACCTTGAACTCCTTCTTTATCTGTTTCTGATTGGGTTTTAATCTTAAACGGAATATTCGGCTTCTTGTTCGTGGCGGCGAACAAAACTTTAGTTCCACTCAACGGTCGAATGGCACTTTGCAAATTGGCGGATTTGCTACGTGCACCCCAAATAGAATCAGATGAAGTTGTGGCGGCAACAACACTCTGATTGTTTAAAACTGGCGCCGAAACGGGCGAGGAGGCGGTGGCGGCGGCCTCATCACTGATGTTTCTTGACGCACTCTCTTTAGCCAACATATTAGAAGCACGAGAACTGGAAGAACAATACATGCTACCACGTACTGAACGAGGTAACGTTGTTCACCAAGATTTGATAGCACCCAATTGATCAACTGTTGAAACTGATCTGCGTTCGTTTCGTGTCTAGATAATCTACCTGTTGACAAATTCTGTCTCAGATTAATTCGTGCAATAGTATTATTAGTAGGAATTAAATCAATCTCTTCGTCACTTGTATCTCCTAATAATGAGCAATCTTCTTGATTAAAATTTTCTGATAATTTTCGTTCGCTTGAATTAGGCATTTAAAGTCAGTGTACTAATTTACTTTAAATGATTCTAAGGTCAGTGTACTAATTTACCTTAGAACTTCTATTTTCGCGTGAATAGTGACCTTCGCTAAAGTATCACCTTATTTTGCGAGTGTAAATCTGT